TTTCTGTCAAAGTAGTAATTAGATATTGGTAGATTATAGTAAGGACCAGATATTTCCTTTATATAATATCTATAATGAGATGCTCCGGTAGGAGCAACCGTAGTAGTGGATGCTGTAAGTGAATTAAAATTACCTGAAAAAGATTGATCTACTAAAACAATACCTGATTTACTACTGAAAATAGGTGTTTGTCTACCATATATATCTTGAAATGATATACCTACTTGATATGTTCTATTTGACTTAACAGACAACTTAAACTTATCATTACTACCATTTGAATCTGTTTTAGAGATTCTATTTACTAAAAAATTAGGTGATAAATCATAATTAAAGTTTTCAGTATAATTAGCATATACTAATCTATTAGCTATTATTTCTTGAGTTAAAGCTTTTTTAGGTACTGAATCAAATGGTCTTAGTAGTTGTATTGAATCTAAAACCCTAAATATTTGCTCATCTTTAACTTCAAAAACACTATTAAAACACTCAACTATTAACGTATGATTGTATTTAGGTGCTCCAGAAGATCCAGCAACTGATTGATAATTAGAGTTTTCATTTGTGCCTGTTAATGTTAAGGTAGGGTTACTATAAGTATAATTTGCTTTATCAACATATAGTATAGTTCCATCTGTATTATTTTTTATTTTAACTATTATGTCATCTTTATTTATAGGTATATTTGTGAAGTCTGATGAACCAGTTGATGTTAAAGTAAAAGCAGTAGTAGAACCATTCCCAGGAAAATTTTGAAATTCTTTTTTTAAGTTATCTACTACATATAAGTTTTGATTAGAGCTATCCTTATATATTATATCTATTTCTTTAGTAAGAGTTGGAATATTTTTTTCATAACCAGTGATTTTCATATCAGTAACAGTATTAACCATTGCTTGGTTAAATCCAGTTGCTGAGTCAAATCTATATGTACCTGGCACAAAACCTATTTCAGAAAAAGGTGCTAGACAAGAATATTGGCCATTATTATATTTGTATCTATAGGAAAATCTTGGAAATTTATCCTCATAAAAACCTGTAGTTTGAGAGGCTAAAACATCATATTTAGCTGAAATAGAATCGGTGTGTATCGTAGCTAACATATTAGCTGTAAATGTTATGGCTATATCATTAGCCACTGATATAGCTTCTGATAAAACCAAATTATTTTGATCTGTTACGGTTACAACATATACGTGACTAAATAAAGAGTTTCCAGTTAAACCACTAGCTGTTACAATCATACCTGGAACAATAGTTCCTGAAGCCGTACCATCGATAGCTATATTTGTATTATTAGTAACCGCACCATTTACTGATGTTCCTGTTATTGATGACAATGGCTGAACCAATAGTGCATCAGAGGGAGTTCCACTTGCTAATGCCTGACTAAAATATATTCCAATAGAAACTGTTTCTCCTTTTAATAATGTAACATTACTTTTAGTAACAACATGTAGGACATCACCTGTTTGTACATTAGGTTGTTGTATATGCAGTGCCGTTTCTTCGTTTTTATATATTCTAAAATGAAAAGTTTTACCACCACTTAATGTTACTGTTTTTACTGGAATAGCAAAATAAAGATCATATACACCACTATTTAATATAGGTATTTCATATGTTGAAGGTGCAGGTACTGGTAAACTTGTTCCATTAACATTTAACCTATATGTTCTTAGAGAAATAGTTCCAGTACTAGAAGCATTATTCATTGTATCTAACCTAGAAGAATTAAGTATTATTTGCTGTATTCCAGATGGTCCTAATGTAGAAACTGAATTTAACTCACTATTTATTAAATCAGCATCCTTCAATATAATTCTAGCTGAAAAACTATGTGGAGTTGTATTTATATCTTTACTTGTTATTGTAAATTTAGCTCTTCTACCACTTAGGTCTGTTACAGCAAAGTTAGTACCTACTATAAAAGTAGTATCTACAGCACTTGTTTCATCACTTGCTTCTACAAATGTAATATTATCTACTATTGAGTTTAAATTAAATTGACTAAAAGCTATAGTTGTAGAACCATTTACCCTCATCAAAATATTTTCACCATCCTCTGTACCAGCTCCTGATAAAACTGTTGTAGAAAGTGTGTCGTATGTAATAGCTTTTAATGGTGATTTTTTTATAACAGTTATTTTATCCTCTGTTAAGTCAGTTGATGCAGTTGCAAAGCTTACTGTTTGATTTTTCCAAAAATCTATATCTACCTCTTTTGGTTCGTTTCTATTGTCTGTAAAATATAATACACTATCAATAATGTTTGATCCTGTTATAAAATCATTGCTATTAAATTTTAGGATATCATCAGTATCAACTATAACAGGTTTTATTAAACCAGTAGCGTCGTCATATTCAGCTATTATATCTTTAGAGTCAGAAGTTATAAACCAATATATTTTATCTGTTTTATTGTATCGTATTGAACCAATACATTTTGGATTAGTTAAAGTACCTAAATTACCAATTTTAATATTACCTAAAACCTTCTGTAAAGCACCTACATCAGATCCATCAGATGTAGCAACCTCCACATTCAAAGCATCTCTATAACTTCCATTGATCAGTAATCTATCGTCTAGATCCTTCTCCATCCTACCTAATCTAAAGTTATTTAATAATTCGGACATGTTTTAGTGTTTAATTTGCTTTGATTTATTTTTCATCACTTGAGCAAGCTCCTCGGACTTGAGGTTAGATAATCTCAACTTTGCAGTTCTTGTAGCGGCAAACTTCTCTCTTTTAAACCTTGCTACTACGTATTCAGGTATGTTCATCTTAGTAGATAAAACGGCATGAGCTAAATACTTATACATTGCTTCTTCAGCAAATTTATGTATAACCATTTCAGCATCTGTACCTAACCCATCACTTATATACTTAAGTGTTACAACTCTACCAAATGTATTAGAGCTGAAGTATATTGTACCTTTTAGTTGATCTATAAAGAAAGAACCATTTGATTGACTCATTTCTGGATCTAAACCAAACCTAGATCCAGTTGCATTTATATTGTCTATATTGTTTTCAGCTGCTTGACTATACTCAGAAACATCAGCATTAGACTTTTTAAAATCAGTCCATGTGTTAGAATCAAATGATGTTTGTATATTACCATTAGAATCAAATATGTATTTGTAATCTGAATCTTGTAGTAACGCAAGCGGATTACTAGTATGCCTTATTGGATACATTGGTTTCTCAGCTCCTCCATCATCCTTCCAAGATATCTTAACGTAGTTAACATAATCTTGTGGTAGTATCATGTTTAATGATGGCGGTACTTCTATTTCTTGAGACTTACTAGATTTAAAGGTATCATAGCTAAGTTCTTGAATAGCTCTTTGAGCATGAAAAGCAACATCAGCTTTTCTTACCTTACTTATAATCTTACCTTCACCTACATATGATACCATAAAGTTGTTTATAATATCTGTTACGTTTATAAACTGGTATTGACCGTATTGTTCAGTTTGCTTTACTTCTCTTATTAATATCTTTAAGTTTGTCTTAGGTGCACCATTTGATCCAGTCTGAACATCAGAATTAGCACTAGTAGCAGTAAACCTTAACTGATAACTACCAGATACTCCGTAATCATAGTTAGCAGGATTAATTAATACATTGTTTATAAAAACCTCAAACTCTCCTTCGTTAGCTGGTAGCGTAGGAAAATAAGTTGTACTTAAAGTAAATATGTGAGTACTACCATCACCAGTAAAAGACTGGGACTGATTATAGTAAGATTCTTGAGTTGTTGTTCCTAATAGTCCCATTTATTATATTTTTTCTTGTTGTAAATCTTTCATTTCTTCTTGAGATGAAATTTGATATAGACTTGGATCTTTAATGATAACACCAATTAATTGTAGTATTTTTATAACTATGTTTGCCTCTTCCGAAGGATGTAGTTCAAAGTCTGTAGTTGTTGATGAGTCGTAAGCAGCGGTTACTGTGTTATATCCCCAAGCGACTGTCACTGGTTTTTTAACGTAGTTGTGCTTTATGTTACCTATTGTTACCGTGGTTGGATATATATCTAATTTTAATAACCTGGCATTTCCAACGGTCTCTGTTTTTCTAACATACACTGGGCGTGTAACTGTTGGTGCGGCTAATGGTGATAATAAAAGATCTGTGAGATCTCTTCTGTTAATAGGCTCGACTAAATAATCTAACCCACCTGATACATAATAAACATCACCAAGTTCATAGGTGTCAGCATGTAAAGCAACTGTATTGCCAGATGTAGAGGCAGGTGCTATTTTGTTATATTGAAAAGGTGCTATTTTCTCTGTTATTAAATCTATAGCATTAGAGTACTCTTCAAATGTTTCTTGCTTTCTATCAGCTTGATTTAAATCGTAAAAATATTGTTCAAACATATCGTTCTGAACTTGATTAGCCAACAAGTTAAACTCAAGAGGAGTTACATAACCTCTTTGTTCTTTGTTAGCTATTGCTTGTACTTTTTGATATACATCATTAATAGATACTGCCATAATTTTTTATTTTGTATTAGTTAGGCCACCATATAGATGACCTAACTTCTACATGGACCTTAATCCTTTAATCGTTTTTCAATATTAGAGTATATTTCCATACCCTCATCTGTCTTAAAGAAAACTGCTAATGCAGAATATGGATGTTCATCAAAAGGAACAGTCATAACTTTTCTTCCATTACTAACCCAAGTAAATGATCTTTGATCTTGAGATAGTTTTATGATATTAGCTTCAGTAGCTTTTATACCAAAATTCCTTAATTGAACATTATCATCAGTAACAAGTTCTAAGAACAAAGCTGGGTTACTCTTAGCAAATAGAAACAAATCTCTTTTAAGTTCCTTAGAACTCATCTTAGATACCTCAGAACCAATCTCTACACGCATTATGGCTTCAGCCATATCTATCTCTAGTGTTTTAGCTATTGTTAGAGCTTCTATTTCTAATTCTAAATCTTGCAATTCATCTGTTGCAATTTTTACAGTATCAAATTCTTTGTAAACTTTACCATTGTCTGGTGAAAGTTCTAAAAACATTTGTAGTGTTTGTTTTTCTTTTGGTACACTCAACACACCATCCATAAATGTTATGTGTTCTAGTCTAGAGTCACCTTTGAATTCATCTACAAAAGGAGTTTTTTGATTTTGAGTGTACTTTAATTCTCTTTCGTATCCTTTTTCTTCGTCAAACCAATAAACACCCGTACTTTTTATACTGTATGTTAATGGTGACATATCATTAGCTAATATGAATACTCTGTCTTTTAAAACTCTCTTATGAGCTTCTTTTTTAATTGCTTCTTTTTTCATAATAAAATATAATAAAATATAATAAGGGTAAAAATTACCCCTATCCAATGGATAAGGGTAATTATTAAATAATTGTTATTAGTTCAATAAACAGAAGTTATTAGCTCCTTGTACTACTAAACATCTTTCCGATAGGTAATGCACTTTCATAGCATCAAGATCCGAAGTTACGTTTCCGCCAACAGAACCTGTTACCCAAGTTTTCATTTTTCTATCATCAGTTTGAGAAGACCTGTATCTAACATGTAAGAAAGGTCGTTTCATACTGCTACCAAGCTGCTCATCATATACACTTGAAACTCCAGCTGGAATAATTGCTCCACGAATACTAGTGTCTCCATATACTCCTCGAGTTCCTAGATCATTCAAGTATTTCCAATCAGACTTATAAAAATCATAAGATCCTCTACGGAAACCTGAAAAACCAAGATTCAAAGCCATATCCTCACTATTACTAAATACTCCAAAAGAAGTACCTCCAGTACCATAAGAATTCTGAGCCGCAAGCATATCATCAATACCTAAAGAAACGCTTCTGTTAGCATAAATCATATTCTCTTCAATAGCTCCATTTGCATCAAACTTCTTTAGAATGTTATCAAAAGATCCTAAATCGTCAGCTGCTGAACTTCCAACAATACCTGCGGAATAGTGACCTCTATCAGTGATAGCTGCAAACAAACCTTCAGTACCATCTGGAACTGCTGCTCCTGCTGATGCTACACTTTTTTCAGCCTCAACCATTGCCATTTCAAGTTGATCTGTAAATCTAGAACGAGTATCTCCTTCAGCTTTTAAATACCATAGGTAACCACTTTGTCCAGACTCTCCAGTTACTTCAACCCAACCAATCTGAGATGCGTCAGATCCAGAGATCTCATACATATCTTTAATGATAATTGGCTTATTAGTAAAAGACTTGAAAGAAGGTGCAATTGCCTCTGTTTGACCAACTGTTCCTTTAGCAAATTCAGAACCATAAACAAATATTGTTACCGCATCTGCATCTGCAAACAAAGAACCTGTTCCTAGGTTTGCTTGAGTATAAGGTAATGCCGTAACTGTTGTTGTACTTAAAACTGCTGAAACATAACACTTTAGCATTGAGTTACCTCCACCTGTTTCATGAACTATAATAGTATCACCAACTCTTAATTCGTGAGCTGTTCCAAAAGTTAGTAATCCATCAGCTACTGTAGTCGCTACTGCTGCTAAATTAACGTGTAATCTACCTTGCTCAGACCAGATAACTTGATCAGATGTCATTGCTTCTTCAGCTCCAACTTGATTTAGAAATCCAGAAATTGTCCTTTTACCGAATACTGCCGCTTCTTGTTCCATTAGATCAGGTAGGTGCTGTTGTGCCCATCCTGCGGTTCCCGCTGCGGTGAAATCGATATACGCCGAACTTAGCGTTTGTTTTACTGGGGCTGGTACCGAATTTATGTTACCACCCGAGCTTACTGCTGCTGCTGCCATAATTTTGTTATTTTAATTTTTGATTATTTTTTGATTTTAAATTTAAAATCAGAAGAATTATCACCTGTTAGTGCTCTTACTTTTATTCCACCGGCTTCAACAAAACCTTCGTGACCTTGTCGCGGGTTCATGTCTATATTTTTAGACTTAGCAATACTTTGTTTGATTGCATCAGCTTTACCTTGTTCATAAAAGTGGTTTGCAATAGCATCTGAATTCATAGCAGTAAATAAAGACTTATGATAACCCTTAGCATCGACCATTTCATTATCCTTGTTTAGAAACTTTCTAACAAAGTTATTTATGTCGCTTTGAGTTTGCTTTACTTTATCAGCTTCCTTAACATTAAACCTAAATCTCTTATCTCCAACTTTGTATTCAAAACCTTTGAATTCGTCGGAAAAAACCTCATTGGTTTTCTTATTAAATGTCAGTTTTTGTTTTTCGGAAACCTTAGTTGCCTCTTCTGATTGTTTATTGTAACGATTGAAAAAATCTACAGCTTTCTTTTGTTCTTGTGTTAACCTAGAACCTGCCTTGATTTCNTCATAATACTTAGACTTTAAACCATCTAAGTGTTGCTTAGCGTTTGCAACTTGCTCTTTTAACGCTAATTTCTTTCTCTTAATATCCCTCTCATCATCTATATCTTCTTCATATGAGAATGAGTCTTCCATTAAGAAGTCTATTTCTTCACCAGTTAAATGTGGTTTAGTAGACTTATAAAATTCTTTTAATAATTGATTACTATCTAATGAATCAAAATCTTGATTTATTTTTACATAATCTTCTAGAGTTCCTCCCGTATCATTCATAAAGTCAACGACCTTTTGAATATTCTCTGGAAGTTCTACCCCTGATTCCTTTAACGTTTCAGCTTGTTCAATTTCAGATTTTAAATCTTCAACTTCTTCCTTTACCTCTTCGTCAGTTATCTCCTCGAGAACACTGTCTTGTTCATCTTTGGGATCTTGTTCTTGATCTTCTTGTTTAACGGAATCTTCTGAATCTGCTGGTTTATCTTCTTCACCACTGGAGACTTTATTTGTATTTTCTTGTTCAACGACATTTTCTTCGCTTTGCTCTTCTTTATTAATCACCTCTTCTTCGGGTTTATTAACTTCTCGAAGGTCTACTTTTGCTACTTCATCAGTAGTTTTAGTAAACGTTGGTTTTTTAATACGAATTTTATCATCACTAGTTTTAGTTTCAGACACTTGTTCTTGAGTTGTAGTTTCAACAACCTCTTCTTTTTGTTTTTTCTTAGCCATAATATAATATAATATAAAAAATTAAAAGTAATTACTTAGGATCAAAAGACCCTAAGTTAAAGTTACCACCTAGTATATCATTACCTGCTGATTCAAAATCTTTAGGTGGTTTTTCGTTTTTTCTTTGATCAATTAATTCAGACTGCTGTGATGCTTGAATTTTTGTTCTTTTATCTTTGCGATCTTCCTTGTATTTTTCTTTTTCATTAATAGTAGTTAAATCCATTTGTTTTAACTTCATATTTAATTGAAACTCAAATTGCATTAACTGCTTTTTTAATTCAACCTCTTGAACCATTTTTTGATTCTCCATTTGAGATTTAGCTTGTTCTATTTGCATTTCTGTTTGTGCTAAAGCTTGTTGTTTTTGAACTTCCGCTTGTGCAGCCACTTGTTGTGCTTGAGCGTTTGCTTGAGCTTGAGCTTGTATATTTTGCTGCTGTAGAGCTTGATCTCTTTCTTGCTTTTGTTTTCTTCTAATCTTTAATAACTGATTAGCTAGTTTTATGTTCTTTATCTCTCTAAGATCAATAGCATCTTCAAGATCAATACCTTTTTGAGCTACAGCTACTTGAATATTATTTTCAAGCATTTGCTTTTCCTCATCATCAGGTGTTAACTCTATAAATATACCAAAATCGTATAGGTGTAGATTAGACATTTCCTCAAGTGTTGCTACATTGTGAGCACCAATACTTTGGATGAAAGCATCTCTTGTAGGAGCATACTCTATTATATCTGATATTCTTAAAGATATACAGTCTGCTGTTTCAGCTGTTAGAAATAAGCCTGATTGTAATATGTGTCTAGTTGCTGTGTTTGAGTTAGCTGCTGCTATTTTTTGTATACCAACTAAAGCATTTTTATCTGGAGTACTACCATCTCTTGCTTCATTTAAACCAGTTACATCTCTTATCATTTGTAGATAATAATTGTAAGTCTGTATTAAGCTTTGCATCTTAGCTCCACCGTTACCACTAGCTATTTCTTGAATAGGTACTTTACCTGGGTTCATATCACCATCAGATGTCATCGATCTACCTATGATACTACCAGTTTGGAAGAACATGTTAAGCGCTTCTTGAGGATTATAGTTTGTACCATTACCCAAGTCAACTTCAGCAACACCATCAGCATCTAAGTAGACACCGTCTGGTATCAACCTAGACATCACCTGTTGAAGCTTTAANTGAGTTAGCTGTATCATATCAGCAAAACCAGTTATCCTTCCTACGAGAGATTCTATACGACCCTTGTACATTCTAGGAGCTACTATAGAGTAATTCATCTTAACCTTAGTATAATCACTCTTTGGCCTCATCATATTTTTGGCCATACCCCATTTTAACAACTTCTTAGTACCAACTATTAAAGCTCCTTCATATAACACCTCAATAGACTTAGATACTTTTTCAAACTTTTCATCCAATATTTCCATACAGGAGGATTAAAAGTGTCGTCTTTAACTATTATTTTAGATGCACCTGTTGATGTTTGCTTTATTTTATACACCTCATTCATGTAGGTCTTATAGTTAAAGTATAATATCTCTACTTGATTGTTATCGATGTCATCATAATTAACTTTGCTATACCCATTGCTGCTAGGATGAGGCTGCTTTATAATACCTTCAAGATCTTCGTTAGTTAGATCTGGAAATTCTTTCTTTAACTCATTGACAGGTATAATCTTAACCTCACCAACATAATAGATATCATCAAAATAAGGTGAATCAGTATATGAGTATACTAAGTTTGCAGGATCTACATAGTCAACTTTAACTCCCTCTGATTTAGAAAAAGTATTTCTAACACAACCTATACCAATAACCGTTAAATCGTAGTTTACTCTTCTTCTTGTTAACTCATATTTGTTACCATCAAATATAGTATTAATAGCTTGTTCTTCAGCTAACTCAACAGCTTGCTTGTAACTAAGCTGCATGTGTAATTCTAATTCTTCTTTTGAATCAGGTAGTTCTTCCTCAGGTGTGTTAGATATATCGACTCCAAAAGCTTCTTTAGTAAAAGCATTTAGTTCTTTGGTTCTCATATCAGCTATGATACTTTCCATATACTCAGTTCTCTTGCTAACACCATATGGGTCTTGAGAGTAAGCCTTAACATCGTAAGTTCTATCAGATATACCATTAACTACTATATCAACAAACTTAGATATAATAGGTACTGGCTTCCAGTCTAAATTAAGATAAGACAAATCACCATTTATAGATAATTCATCTTTATATTTCTGTATTGATTGTTCTCCTCTGGCATATAACCTAAGCCTGTGGAAGCTTAACTCGTTGCTCTTGAACCTGTTAGATCCAGAGTCTTTGTCAAACCATTCGCTTTCGATAGCTTTAGCAACCTTAAGTCCGTACTCTGGAGTTGTTTTTTCTAAGTCACTAACGACTTGACTAGGGAAGTAATTTTTGGTAACTGATTCAGCCATATCTTTATTTTATTATTTTAGAAGAGTTTCCTTGGTTTTCGTACCTAGAAAAACTTATATTTATCTTTTGTATTTCTTTCTTCACGTTAGGAGAATATAAATGTCTATTACAAGCCATTATAGCTAAACCAGAGCTAATTGCTGCATCAAACTTTGTTCTATTGTTTATGTCAAATCTAGACCAATCATTCAATGTTCTGTTAAAATATATATCACCGTAGTTACCGTTTGTTTTTAAACCAACGTGTTCTTGTATATACATTTCTATTGCAGCGGCGTGCGCTTGTCTAATATCTTCACTTGAGTTAGGTATTCCACCTATCTCTTTTTCTGTTGTAGATAACTTATTCCAAGTTCTATCAGGTCTATTCATTGAATAACCCCTGTAACCTCTTCTTCTTATGTAATATAAGAGTCTAGGTTTGTTGTTCTCAGCTAGTATTGGCATACCATAGAATATAAGTGCCATAAGTACATCTTCAAAGAAAGTCTCAGCAGTCTGAGGTCTAGCAATATATTCTAAGAAAAAGTGATTAGGAGGAGCATCTTCCATGGAAAACTTGGTGAGGCCATGAAGAGCTCCTTTGGAACCTAGCCCGTCGACTGTCCCCGAAATATCATAACTGTCACACCCAAATGCACCGACGTGCTCATTGCCGGGTGATTTTATACCATTCTTTTCTACTACTCTGTTTTGTAGATGAAGAGGTGGTACCCAACTAACTTTAAATCTACCTTCAGGATTTGGATAAAATATTACTTTAGAATCTTTAATCCCGTTAACCCACTGAAAACTACCAGTGTTAACACCTGAAGATGTTGATATATCTTCATTATAATCTACTTGCTCGTATATTTTTTGTAAGTTAAATATACTATTCTTAGTTTCATCTCTAAATGCATGTTCCTCTGTTCTAGGAAACTGTCTGTAAAACTCATTTAAAGCATCACCATCACTTTTTAAACCATCAACTTCATTCTGCCAATGCTCTAATATGCCAATGTCTATGTATTCACCAAAAGGACCTTTAGTTTCTTCTTCTGGTGTGTCAAATACTGGTTGCCCAAATTTGTCTATAAAACCCTCGTAGTTCCACTCCATTGGTATGAACAAAGAATATAAACCAGAACCAGTCTGACCGTTTTTATTTCTCTTTGTTACATCTGAGCTTTTGTATAACTTCTT